GATCTCTGTCGATCGCTTCGCGTCGACAGAATCCGCGATCAACTCGCCGAACTCGCTCGCGGCGCACAGAACGCGCAGAGAGCCTGCGAGCGTGTAGCAGTCGAGAACTAGGGCCGAAGCGACGAGCGCGTCTCTGCGAGCCTTCTCGACGGCCTGAAGCGAAACGGGAAGGCCTGCGATCTCCGCTGCCTTCCGCGCTTCTTGTGCTCGAATGTCTGCGAGTTCGTTCGTGAGCGCGATACGCTGACGAACGGTCAAAGGCCGAATCGCGACGACACGACCATCAGGAAGCGTCTCGTTCCAAGGGTGAACCATTAGTTCCTCTTCTTCGATTTGAGATGTGCGAGAAACTCGTCGCCGTTGACGACGAGAGATCGATCGGATGCGCGGCGAACTGTATACGAATCGAGATCAGCGAGACTGACTTCGCTCGCATTCATCGCGACTCGGACTGCCGCCTCTTCTTCGAGCCGTCCTCCGCTGATTCGACGCGAAATCGTTCGGCCTTGCTTCGTGACGAGAGTCACGATCCAGTCTGCATCGGAAGGCCGAAATAGAGGAATGACTTCAGTAGCAGAGATGCTCATGAGATCAGCCAAGTGACGACGGGAGCCGCGCCATCCGCGTTCTCGAAGTTGACCGTCATCGTCGTGTCGCCAGTCTTGTTTGAATTGAACGCGAACGATGAGAAGACGCAGTTCGATGTGATCTTTGCATCGTTCGTGCTGTCATAGAGCGTCAGGCTCAAGGCAGGCCGCGTAGTCGTCGTGTCCTGCGACGAGACAAGAATGAGATTCGTGTGGCTCGTCGAAGTGCCTGCCGTCGAATCGATACCGACGATGGCATTCAGCGAGCCAGTCAAGTCGAGCATACCGAGACGCTTCCGCTGTCCAGTATCTCCGAAGGCCGTCAAAGTCGAGACGGGACGCGAGAGCGTCGCGGCGAAACTCTGCACCTTGAAAAAGGTCTGGACGGCCGTCGTCGTTCCGATCGTGTAAGAGACGTTTCCGTCGTTGCCGATGAGATATGTATCGATTGCCATGAGGTTTCCTTATGTGTCGTGCGCGACGAATCGCCACCGCTCAATCATCGTCCAACCATCATCAGCGAATGATGGCACACCGCGCTCGATGCGAACTCCGCGAAGCGCGTCGAAGCCTGTGACCGAGATCGGAGTCGAGAATGCCGTCGCGAGGCCGTCCGAGATTGTGTACGCATCGATTCCGTTCTCGTTGCCGTACTGAATCGCGAACTCGATCTCGACTTCGTGCCGCGTGATCGCGCCGAAGAATGGAGTCGTCCTCACAGTCGCCGTATAGACGAGAAGAGGAAGATTCGCGTTTGCAGGCGCGGAGTTGTAGTAGATCCGAGACGAGAGCGCAGTCGCGATCGAGGTCGTCGCATAGAGCCGAGTCTTCACCGCGTCGAGAATTGCTTTGCTCATGGAGTCCTCGCGAATTCTCTTTTAAGTGCATTCACAATTTCTTTTTTCGAGAATACGGCGAGACGAGGTAGGACCTTCCTCACATATGGACGAGGCTTCATTCGGCGAGTTCCATATTCGAGCATCGGCGCATATTTCAAATTGCTTCCGAATCGAAGGATGACATCTCGACCGTCCTCGAAGATATTCGCGAATCCGTCTGGACGATTTCCGACTGTCTCGACGCTCCATGAAGCGCGGAGAGTTCCTGTCAGAGCCGCAGGAGATTGTCCTGCGAATGATGCTCGATGGAAGCCACGCGCTCGAAGATTCCGACCTTTCGCCTTGCCTTGTGCAACTCGATAGAGCGTCCCTCGTCCTGCGTGAGATAGTTGACCACGCATCAATCGGGCCGCTCTGACGAGACACAAGTTCATACCTTTGCGAATACCGACTCGCATCGTTTCGAGAATCGCGTCATGGTTGAACTTCGCGCCACTCATTCGTTGACCTCTCCTTATGCGCCGCCGAGTTCTGCGTTCGGCTCAACTTCTACGCAGTCAACGACCGTCATATTCAGCGAAGGCCGTGCGCCAGTCTGCCCGAGTTCCGCAGGGTTGACTACTCCCGTCACGCGCCATTGCCGAGTTGTCAAACTTTCCGAGTCGTGAATCTCGTAGTCGATTCCGATCGAGAGTGCGCCGGCAAAGTAAATCGTCGCGGACGTTCTGCCTTCGTATCGGCCTTGAATGACTGGCTCGCTTTGCGACGCAGGCTGAATGAATCCTGTCGCCGTAAAGACGCGGCCATACTGCCGAGAAATTGATCCGTCCGATTCGACCGTGTATGCCGGAAGACGAATGTACAGCGTCATTCCAAACTGATTCACAAGCGTCTCGATGCTCAACGGAGCCTCCGATACGAATCGAGAACCAACTTCGTCGACGAGTCGAGATCCGACACAGATCGAAGCGAGTACGAATATCCGCCGAGCGATTCACTCTGAAGGTTCGGATCTCGCTTGCGCGAGTTCAGAAGACGGGATGCCATCTCAATCGTCGCCTGCTGGAGATCGTACGGAATCGTTCCGTATCCGCCTTCATAGTCAACGAAGAACGAACGATACTGCGTCAGCGTAGGGCCGTAAATGATTCCTCTTGCATCGTCGATCATGTAGTCGGTCAGCGAATCCGTTGGAGCCTGAAGGTAGATCGTCTTCTGCTTGAGATCCGCGCCTGCGATCTTGCGAAGGTACTTGGTCGGCAAATTCAAGACCGCGCTTGCCGAGAATCCAGTTACGCCAGAGATCGCCGCCGCAAGGAGATTCGTCGACGGATACGTTGCGAACACGGTTTCGATCGATGTCTCGACTCCAGACGAATTGATTCGATGAAGATGGACGTGATCGCTATCGACTCCGATCGCCACGGAGATATCGCTCGCGACTGTCGATTGAACGGAGATAGCATTGTCGTAGCCTACTCCGACAAATCGAACGTGCTCGACTGGATTGTGCTTCAGCGCAATTCGATCCGCGCCGTATGTGTCGTGCCACTCGTAGTATCGCTGCGAGACGAAGTTCCGAGCGCAGTATCGCTGAATGAAGTCACTCGCTCGGTCGATCAGGCTCTCCATCAGCGCATCGTCGGTCGTCGTCGTCACGCCGAGATATTGCTTCAGACTGACCAGAGTCGTGAGTGAGTTCGTCGCTACGGCCATCGGCTCTCCTTGACTTCTTCTTCGGCGTTTGATTCAGTCGAGTCGAATCCACAAAGAGCGGAGCAGGCTCGATCGCGTGTTTTGCGTATCCCTTCGAGACAAGCGTCTTCGCTGCTTCGTGCGAGACGTTCACAATAGTTCCCGCTCGAAGATCTCGTCGTCCTACGCCGTCGACGTGTATCGCGCAGTTTCGGAGAACGATTAGAAGGTCATGCATTCGGTCGGTCTCCCGTCTTCATGGTATTTCGAGAGATATTGCGTGATCGCTCGGCAGTCCTCGGCAGGCCACGTCACGACGTTCTGAAGATGTCCGATTCGAACTCGCGGACAGAGGCAAATTTTCTTGCCTGCTTCGCGGAGACGATTCCAGAAGAAGATGTCGTCATCGACGCGGCCTTCTCCCCAGTTGCCGTTCTTGTTCGGAACGCCGAGGAAGAACGGCCTCGGGAGATCGCGGATCGCATCGAGGCGAATCAGCGTCAGGCCGAAGTGACCCGTGTTCATTTCGAGCGCGTCCGTATAGAGACGATCTTCTGTCATCTCCTTGAGAAGAGTTCCGTCGTCGTTCTTGATCGAGAATAGAGGAAGATCCTTGTCTCGTCCGATCTGAAGCGGACAAAGCGCGGCAACGTCAGGCCGCGTCTCCATCACTTGCCAGAGACGAATGATGTCTTCCGCGTCAAAGATAGAATCGTAGTCGACCGTGAGAACGTACTTGATGCCTTCCATCGTGAGGCAAGTTTCGAGAAGACGTTCAAGGCATTGGCCCCAGAAGACTCCGGTCGATCGCGTGACGTTGAAGCCAAGCGAGGCCGCCGCATGATGCAGAACGCCTTGCGTGTCCGTCCAGCAAACGCGAGGAAGCGACATGATGCAATGAATGTCTTTCATCGGGAAAGACGGCGCAGGCCGAGAGTACTTGCGAGCGACGACGGAAATCTTCGTCTTCGTCTCGTTCCAAGACCAACAATTCTTGCCGCGTGAGATCTCGAAGCCTGCGAGATTCAGAACGCGCGAGAGTTTCTCGCGATTCCAAATCGACTTCGCGCCATCGCCGATCAACATCTTTTCCGTCTCTGGCTCGCCTTCGTTGTAGGCTTTCAAGACTCCGTCGAGATCAGGCACTTCGAGCCGGAGTTCTGCTTCGTCTTTGAGTTGCGATGCGATTGAGCGAAGCCAAGGAATCGCGTCCTCTGTGCGAATTTGCGTCAAGCCCGAGCCGATGTCGGCTCCGTCCTTCAGTTCTTCCATGGTGTCTCCTTGCCGTGAGGCTTCGGAATGATAGAGGGGAGACGGACGTGCCGCCTCCCCACCGGAAAAAGAAAGAGGC